TTGTTGACAACGCTCATGTTCCTTCTGACAAGCACGCTGATGGTGAAACTTGGTGCAAAGATTTCTTTAATAAACAAGATACAACTTATAAACAAACTTCTTATAATCATAATTTTAGAAAACAATATGCAGGCATAGGTTATACTTATGACGCCGTAAGAGATGAGTTTGTTTCATCAAACGCTTATGCTTCATGGACTTTAGATAGTAGTAATGATTGGCAACCACCAATTACAAAACCAGATGATGGTAAAGAATATGGTTGGGATGAAGAAGCATATCAAGCAGATAATTCTACAGGTTGGATAGAACTATCGGCAGATTAATTAAATAAAGGAAGAATAAAATGGCTAGAACAAATGGAGGATTTATAGGAATAGCAGTACCAATGGTAGATGCTTGTGCTTCTACAACTACATTCAATTCTAGTGGAACTTTAACTGCCACAGGCGCTAAACTTGCTGATGTATTAGTAGTTGGTGGTGGCGGTGGCGGAGGAGATAACGCTGGACCATCCTTAGGAAATGGTGGTGGTGGCGGTGGTGGATTTAGAAATTTAACAAACCAACCAATACCAGGAAGCAATATATCTGTTACAGTAGGAGCTGGAGGTAGCAGATTTGGAAGTGGAAGTGCTTCATCTGTTGCGTGTATAACAGCAACTGGTGGGGGAATAGGTGGAAGACACAATGATGGTCCTGGCACAGGTAATCCTGGGGGATCCGGCGGCGGTGCTTCTGGCGATAATAACGCAAGTTGTAATGGTAATGCTGGAAGTTTTTCTCCAGTTGAAGGATATAAAGGTGGTAATGGAGGTTCTGGAAATTCTGCAGGCGGCGGTGGCGGCGGTGCAGGTGCTGTTGGAAGTAATGCTAGTGGAAATAATGGTGGTAATGGTGGTAATGGCGCAGCCTCATCAATAACAGGAAGTCCTGTTACCTATTCAGGTGGTGGCGGTGGCGGAAGAGCTTCATCTGGTTCTCATGGTTCAGGTGGACCTGGAGGCGGAGGTGCTGGAACTCATAATAGTCCTGTACCTTCTTGTTCTGTTGGTGACGCTAATACTGGCGGCGGTGGCGGCGGTAATGGTGGTAGTAACAATGATTCTGCTGCTGGAGGTTCTGGTAGAGTAGTTGTTAAACAACTTGCAGGATTCTATACATCTGGAATGTTTAGTCTTAAAACTCATTATGCACAAAAAATAAAAGGCGTTTGGAGTTAATTAAAACGGCTTTACAAAGTATTATATATGTGATATAATATTAATTGAACATAATAAAAAAAATATATGATGGCCATTCAAGTAAAAGATAATTATTTAGATAAAGATAGTTTTAAAACTATTAATGAAACTATGAGCTCAGATATGTTTCCTTGGTTTTTTAATGACTATAAACTTAATCCTGATATAGATGATGATAGTCTTTTTAATTATCAATTTACACATTTATTTTATAAAGATTTTAAAAGTAATTCTCAACATTTTGAAATTTTAAATCCTCTTCTTTTTCAAATGAATATAAAAGCACTAGTAAGAGTTAAGGCAAATCTTAATCCAGTTTCTGATAAACTTATACAGTATGATGAACATAGAGACCAGGAACACTTTAGTTGTAAAGGCGCAATCTATTATGTAAATAGTAACAACGGATATACTATGTTTGATAATGAAAAAGTAGAATCAAAAGAAAATAGAATTGTGTTTTTTGATACAGATACAAAACACTTTGGCACTAATTCCACAAATTGTAAAAATAGAATGGTTATAAATTTTAACTATTTTTGATAGTGATAGGATTATTATGAATAAACAAAGACAATTTCCAAAAGAATTAGCAAGAGAAGATTACTTTTCATCACCAATATGGTATGCTGATGAGCCATCATTTGTAGATGATTTAAATAAAGCTTCTGATTCTTATATAGAAATAGCAAAAGAAAATTTACAAGAAGAAATAGATAAAAGAAATAAAAACTTTGGTAACAAAGAAGATATGGGTCATGTTTTTCATTCAACAGGACTAGTAGGTGATCCTAATTTTAAAGAATTACAAGATTATATTGGTGCAACATCATTTAATTTGCTTGAAGAAATGGGATATGATTTAAAAAATCATCAAGTTTTTATGACAGAAATGTGGGTACAAGAGTTTGCTAAAACAGGTGGAGGACATCATACATTACATACACATTGGAATGGACATATGTCAGGTTTTTATTTTTTAAAAGCAAGTGAAAAAACATCTTTACCAATATTTGAAGATCCTAGACCAGGTCATTTAATGAATGGTTTACCTAGAAAAAATGAAAATGAAATTACTCATGCCAGTACACAAATAAATTATCAAGTAAAACCAGGGTCAATGATATTTTTTCCAGCATATCTACCTCATCAATACACCGTAGATTTAGGATATGAACCTTTTAGATTTATACACTTTAATTGTCAAGCAGTTCCAGAAAATATTTTAAAAGGTTATAATCCAGTTTCTTAAACTTTAAACTACTACATAATATAAAGGTAAATATAAAATGAATTTAGAGTATTATTACTGGTATTTCAAATCTGCAATCCCTCCCAAAATATGTGATGAAATCATTAAATATGGTTTAGAACAACAAGACCAATTAGCATTAACGGGCAAATTTAAGTCTGACGAAGATTTAAGTGAAGAACAATTAAAAGATTTATCTAAAAAAAGAAAATCTAATGTTGTTTGGATGAATGATAATTGGATTTATAAAGAAATACATCCATACATTCGTCAAGCAAATGTAAATGCTGGCTGGAATTTTGATTGGGATTTTTCAGAATCGTGTCAATTCACAAAATATAAAGAGGGTGAGTTTTATGATTGGCATTGCGATTCTTGGAATAAACCATATGATTTACCAGACGACAAAAATAGGCACGGTAAAATAAGAAAACTATCTGTTACTGTGTGTTTGTCAGATGAAACAGAATATGAAGGTGGAGATTTTGAGTTTGATTTTAGAAACCAAGATGATGGTTCAAATCGACCTCAAATATGTACAGAAATAAGACCGAAGGGATCCGTTGTAGTGTTTCCTTCTTTTTTGTGGCATAGAGTAAACCCAGTAACATCTGGTACACGACATTCACTTGTGATTTGGAATTTAGGAAGGCCGTTTAGATGATTGATAATTATAAAATTGTAAGAGAAGCAATATCAAAAGAATTAGCACAATTTGTGTATGAATATTTTTTGATGAAAAGAGAAGTTGCGAGGAAGTTTTATGATGATAGATATATTTCTCCATACAATCTTGATTGGGGTATGTGGAATGATACACAGGTACCAGAAACATATTCACATTATAGTGATATTGCGATGGAAACATTATTAAAGGGATTAAAACCCTTGATGGAAGATGAAACCGGATTAAAATTATACGAAACATATTCATATGCTCGTATCTATAAAACAGGTGATGAATTAAAAAGACATAAGGACAGATATTCTTGTGAGGTGTCTACTACTTTAAATCTAGGGGGTGATAACTGGCCGATTTATTTAGAACCGTCTGGAAAAGAAGGAAAAGAAGGCAATAAAATATCTTTAAGACAAGGTGATATGTTAATTTATAAGGGATGTGAGGTAGAACATTGGAGAGAATCATTTAATGGTGTTAATTGTGCCCAAGTATTTTTGCACTACAATGATGCTTCAGATGAGAAAGCAGAAGAAAATCGCTATGACGGTAGACCATTTCTTGGACTACCTGCATGGTTTAAATGATGGATATATTATAAATATAAGTAAATCATTAAATTAATAGGAAATTTGAAGTATGGCAACAATACAAAATCTTACAGTCGACCAAGACGCCGATTTCACACAAACTTTAACCATTAAAGATTCTACAGGAACTGTTGTCGATATATCAGGACAAACAGTAACAAGTAAGTTAAGAAAAACTCACCTTTCTACATCTGCTACAGCATTTACTACTGCGATTGTAAGTGGAACTGCTGGTACTTGTTCAATCACACTTACAGACACAGTAACGGCTGCTCTGACAGAG